AGGTTGAATTAGCAGAACCTTTTGAAAATAATGGAGTTTTTCAAGAGGTTGGCCCTGCTTTCAACTCTAAGGGTGAACTGGTTACAGAAACAACCACCAAAATATCCCAATACCTTACGTATATGGGACCCTTGGTGGCGCGACACTGTGTTTTTCCAGCGCAGACGCCAAATAACCTGAGAACTGCTTTGTATCGTATGCAAAATGTGCGCAAACCCCTAGAAGTGGGGCTGCACTGGAAATGTTGCGCGAATCAAATCAAAAATTTCACACTCCTGCCACATCACATTTTTAATTTTATGCACCCTAAGTTGTCATGTAGTGACACTATGGGCACCCTCGACGCCATGCAATTCGTTGCTGATACACACTCTCAGAAGAGGAAGTTGTACCAGCACTATTATGAACTAATTGTAGACTATGGCCTGCGGGTTAATAAGAATGAGATGAATGAAGTGAATGTCAAGGCTGAATTGGCCAAGGCATTCAAGGCCGCAAGGGCATTTGTCAACTTAGGCGTTGGCACTACCCTACCCCTTTCTGACTTGCTCAAGCGAATGAAACACATTCTAGCTGATGGTAGCAACGAGGGAAGGATTGAATGTGAGAATGGATATGTACAATTTATCCCAAAACCTACTCGTAGCAACATGACGAAGTGGGCTAGGGCTTTGAAAAATCCAACTTCTTACGCCGCATTTGTACACTCAGATGATGGTAGCCTCATAATCGATCAAGCAAAATCCTTCAATATAGACATAAGTGGCGCGGACAGATCTCATGGTCCAGCCGCTTTCGCCATGTTTGGGACACTTTTTCTGAACCATGAAGAGGAATTTTTAGAAGGATTGGAATCAATTTTTCGACCTCTCAAACTCAAACTCAAAGGACATCAGCTCTGGGGGTTCCTTTACCCCTTACTTCCCTATCTTCCATCAGGACACGTTTTCACCACCCTAATCAATTCTTGGGTACTAGCACTTCTGATGGCAGAATTTATTTCTAGATCAGTCACCACTTCGGATGAGATTTACAACATTGGCATTGAATATGGTTATATACTAACTGTTGACGAAGATTTTCCAATGTTGCTGAAGAAATCACCACATCCAATCTTAACAACTTGCCCCTCTCGCATTGGGATCTTATTCCGTGCCATGGGAAAATGTGAAGGTGATATGGTAGGATCTGGACATTGGAAGGAAAGAGCATGGACGTATTTGTACAACCTTCTGTGTTGTTTCACAAGCGACCATACAAGCCCCATCTTTGAGACATGGAAAGAACGCGCACATTCAATGCTTACCACCAACTCCAAAACTTCCGTCGCCATCTCCGGAGTCATGCAGTCCAAATTTGAATATAAAGGCCTAGATTTAACTATCGAAGCAGTTATGTTACAAGATAAGGATTGGTTCTACCCCTACGAAGAACTAGGCCTCAGTCTCCAATCCGGAGTCCAAGCCCTACAGCAACTCTCACAGATGAACCCCGGCGAACACTTTTGGAATGCCACTACCGCACTCATCCTCAAGGCAGATTATGGACAGCAAAGTCCGGATTCCTACCACTATGTTTCACAAGACAGACCTGGTAGCGACCCTACTGCGTTGTACGTAACTCCAAGACGATGAGATGGTGGGAGCCTATCTCCACGCTATAAGCAATAGGTTGGAACCTTTCTAATACTCCTATATAA